ATACTTACGAGAAAACTCGTAGGCAATACCACCTACGAGGTTCTCATACTTCTCTGTTACCATGTCACTTCAATCCAGAAGAATCCGAGGTCGAAATTGAAGCCATAAGTGCTGACACCAAACCCTACACTGAACATCCCGAATGATGCACCAATGAATGTCTGTATCTTTGCAATCTTAAAAGTCTTAATTACCATTTGAATGTCTTCCCCTCGACAGTGAATGAATTGTTAATAATTGGAACTAACTGTGGTGTTACTGTGTTCCCGTCCACATGTAGAATACCAAAGCCCTGTTGCCAGGTGAATAGTCCAGCCTTGATGTACTTTGCATTGGTGTAATCCATGAGATTACCAAGTTCTAGTCCCCAGATAGTCTTGGGCTTACCCCCGCGATAGGATTGAGTCTGGTGAGTCAGTCCCATGCGGTGAGTATGCCCGCAGACTACGCTCATACCTGAGCGCTTCGCTAGTCCTAGCGCAGTCGCTCCAGCAGTAGGCTGAACGTTTCCTTCATCGCCATGCATAAGCAACCATCCTGGAGCCAACTGATATGGGTCAGTATGATACTTGATACCCAACTCCTTTAGCCCTAGGAAGTTTTCGAGTTGCAGTTCTGGTAAACCTAGCAACCCTGGTGCTCGCATTGCAATAGTGTTAAACAAGCGGTCAGTATGATTACTGCGAATCATATGACTAATCTCTAGTTGAGAGAGAACCTTACGTGTAGTGTCACGGTCACGTCCGATAGAGCGTTCATACTCTAACTCTGTACCTTTACTCCACTTACTGATAGTCTGCATATCCATCTCATCACCACAGGATACGACAGTCTCTGGCTGATACCACTGAATAAACTTAGCAACAGCCTTGGTCGCTGCCACATCATGATAGGGAACTTGAAGGTCACTTATACAGACTATAGACTTCATGGCTTCTTCTTAACCACCTTCTTCTTAGCACGGCGCTTGTTCTCAAGCGCTACGTTGTCCTTCTTCTTGAGGACACGAAGGTTAGATAGTCTATCATCACCCTTACGTCCCTTGTTGTTCTTGTGGTCTACTTCTGAGTCTTTTGGTAGGGTTCGTCCTGTGGCTTTTTCATAATCCACGCGAGCCTTATTGCTAGAAGTAGTAACAGTAGTCCCGTCTTTCTTCTTACGCTTGAAGACATAGATTGGTCTCCCGCCATTCTGTTTGCTGCCCTTGTATGGTCCGAATATTTTCATTAGAATACCTTGTTAACCTTGGTATAAGTTGGTGAGTAGTTGCCATCCGCATGGATGAGGCTACCCTTTGGTGCTGATGGTTCCCATCCATACTCAAGAATACCAGCCTCAACCAGTACCTTATCGAGTTTTTTGATTGCATCTGCAAGATGCCTAATCTCTAAGTCCTTGGTCTGGATGTCCCATTCAAGGTTCTGAATACGAGCAGCCTGTCTATCAAGGCGCTTACTCTTTGAGTTCTTAAACATTACTTGTCCTCCAATGATTCTTTAGTGATGAAGAACAAGTCTACGTTCTCATCAATCCACATTTCTGTCTCGTCTATCAGTTCCTCAAGTTGCTGTTCTCTGATAGCAATGTATCTGCTGTATTCGTATGCTGCATCCTTGTTGCGCAGCAACGTCCAGATAGTTTTTAACTTATTCACTAGGCCACTGTCCTCTCAATACCATGAGACCAATAATAGCATAGTTAGCCAAGTCCTTGAAGGAATCCTCTAGTGATTCATTCTCGGGCGTGGCGTTATTATCTACCAAGTGATTGATACGAGCCAACTTGTCATGCATACGTACACGCAGTCCATTGACAGCACCGCCAGGTGCTAGTGCAATATTGGTTGGTCCATAGTCTGCATGCTTCTTAAGCAGGAGATTAACCAACTCATTACTGGTGTCCCATACGTTATCTGTAAATACACTATCCATTCTTTAACATCTCCTCCATAGACCTAATCATATCATTACTGGTTGCTCTCACGACTGCTTCTTCTACGTAATCATCTGCTTCTTTGCTAGAAGCGTTGATAAGAAGTAACGCTGCAGATTGTATCATATCATATGCTTCATCGAGTTCACCAATTAGTATGGCATCGTTCATCATAGATAAGAATGTAAACATATCCAGAGAAGTCTTGTCAGATAGTTTAACACCCCACGTGAACTCCACGCCAGCGTGGTCTAGGTATTCAAAGACATCGGTGGTCTTGAAGTTATCACCCTCGCATACGAACTGACCTTTATTGTTCTGTATCAACATTTATAACCTTCTCCACCTTCTTGATAAAGTACTCAGCGCCTTCTGACTGGTACATGGAGTTTACATCTTCCCCATCTGGCATCTGCACGATGACAAGGTTGTTGAGTTCCTTAGCCAGTGATTTTGCAAAATCTGTCCCTGCAGAATCGCCATCAGCAAATAGAAACACGTGTTCAAAGTCGGCGAAAAGTCGTGTGTAATGAGGCTTCCAATTGTTAACCCCAGGAACACCAACTGCAGGCACACCAACAGCGCAATCCATAGTAATCGTATCAATCTCACCCTCACATATCGATATGAATGAAGCAGCCTTGAAGAAGGCTCCAACATTGTACAAGTGCGTTGTTGCACCTGTTAATCCCATGTACTTAGGCTCTACTGATGGGTCTAATGCACGGAAGCGTAGGTCTACTACACCAGCCTTAGTAACGTATGGGATAGATAAACGTCCACGATACTGCTCATGCCCCGTTAAGGGCTCTTGCACGACGCCCAATCCCATTCTTGTTGCTTGACCTATAGTTAGACCGCGAGCCAGCAGATAGTCCTCTGCTGCCTCCAATCCGCTGTGGTAATGCTTCGCCGCTTTGGTTAAGGATTCTCTCTGCGATGCTGACTGCTTCACGAAACTCAACTCCTTCTTTTTTCATAATGATAGCATATGCGTTGCCCTTCATCTGACAAGCGAAGCAACAGAATGCATTCTCTTTCAGAGAGGCAGATGCAGATGCATGGGAATCTTCGTGGAATGGACACTTCATAGAGAACCAATTAAGACGATTTGGAACGCGAGCACCGTAGTGCTCAAGTATCGGTTTGATACTAGGATTTTCTCGTTTCATCTAAGTTCATAGCCTTCTTTAGTAGGTCTAACCACATTGACCCAGTAAGTGTAACATACCAATCAGCAGGGGATGATTTGCCACGCCGTTTATGCCAGACAATTCCTGTCCATGCTTTAGCATGTTTGGTTTCAATCAACATCTCTTCTACCCATGTGGATAGTGCCATAGTCTTATGGTCTTTAACTTCTATGCAGACACCATTAACGCCCGCAATATCGCCTTTATCCTCCTGAGCCCCCGCCAGGCGACGTTCCGCGTACGGAAAGCCATTCTCAGTTAGATAAAGGACGACATCACGTTCTGCCTTGGAGCCTTTAGCCTTGGCAGGATTGGCCATTAGTACCACCCATGTATATTATGGAAAGCCAACGCACGTGTTGGCGTACCGTATCGGTGCTGGATGTACTTGAGACCAAGTTCAATTTGTCGAACCATTGGTGTTTCTGTATTTAGTTTTAGGAGTTGGGGAATACCGTAAGCACTAGAGTGCGGATTATCCGCAGTATAGTCAAACTTGGATTCCTTCATCCACAATTTGTACAATGCTTTCCACTCGTAATTACTGTTGTACATACGTAGAACTTTCTCTCTGGCTATTTTCTTTGCCATCGTCTTTGAATGGATAATAGGTTCCATGCAAGGCTTGAGATTCATACTCATATGTGTAAACGTTGTGTGTGCTTTGATGAACGTCGCACCCACAGCGTGAGGCAGAGTACCCACAAAGACTACAAGCGCGGAAAGCCACGCTATTGATGTCGCCTTTATCATACATATCTGCTTTGGTCATAGTTTGTGTTGGGCATATTCTACTCTTTCTGGAATATCAGACACATCCATAATCTCAGGATTGAACTGCAACCAGTAGGAAGTTTTTCCAGTTTGGTCAGCCTTACCATAACGATTCTTTACAGGGGCTACTGCAATGAAGCCTGGGGCATCACTACCCACTGTAAGAATAAGTGCTGGTAACTGAGCAACCATACCCTGCAATGCAGAGCGTGGCTGGCATGGATAGCCTTCGATTCCTTCCTTTGTGTGATGGAGGAGCAGGATTGCTGCGTTAGTGTCACGGCCTAAGTACTTGAGTTCCTTAATAACTGAACGCATGTTCTCAAACTCGTTACCCCCATCCATGGCGATATCCATAAGGTTATCTACCACGATAAGAGTAGGGTCGCAGCCCCATAACTCCTTGAACGCATCTACTTCCATATCTAAGTCAGACATACTTGGTGCAGAGTCGAAACTCCAAAAGATATGCCCTGAGTGCTCATTGATAATTTGGCGTGACTTCTCCACATTGTCAAGCAATGCACGTTCTGCATCTGTCTGATTCATTCCTGTAATCATCGAGAGCAAGCGCATTGCCATCGTGTGAGCGTTGGTATCTGCTGACACGTACAATGTTGGAACTTTGGAACGTAGTGCAATCGCAAGCGCTAAGGTCGACTTACCAGCACCAGGAGTACCAGCAATCATCGATATCTCAGACCTACGAATACTTACTTTGTTGATTTCTAGGGTACGGAATACGGGGGGGATTGGTTCCCCCCCGATATCCTTACTACCTACTGCGCGGGCTAGGGTTCTCATTTCTTAGAATGAGTTCCATTCTGGGTCATTACGACGAAGGAATACAGGTTCACACTGGTCTGGTGTTCCCTTTGGTGAAGGACACATGTATGCCTTCCAAGGACCCTTTGCTCCCTGTCCACTACGACGTGTCATCGCGCCATGGTTACATGAACGTGATGCAGGTGCTAGTTGAGCACCCTGAGTTGGATGTGCAGTGTGGTCTACTGT